TATTTATTCTGCAGCGATTAGTTCATCGTACTTTGCAGCTGCCTGTGCGTATGTAACTGTAAAACTAGAAACATCACTTGATGTTAATGCTGTTCCATCATCAGTAGTTCCAGTGATTTCCATATAACAATTATTATATTCTTCTTCTGTAAGTCTGTTATTGTGAGGCATACTCATCATAAACATACCAGTACTGTGAAGTTCTCCAACGGCATTTAAAAAAGTAATTCTATTTGTTTCTGTCATAATATTATCCTATCCTTTTCCACATATGCATATTCCATCCATTACTATCAGATTGAATTGATGAATTAGTAGAGTTGTTGTTAGATGACTGTTGATGGTGAATGTCTTGGTTATCAGCAGTAGTTTGTACAATCCAACGGTGAGATACTTGAACATTAATCAATGGGCCACCACCATTATTGGCGTTTTCCCAATCCATTCTTACAGTTGTACCACCACCAATTTCATTGATAACAGAAGATGTTGTATTGTTATACAGTCTACTTTGAATAAAACCAGTAACACCCCACAATCTAACTCTCATCTCTGAATATAATTCATATACTCCTGCTTTTGGAAGAACCCAACGGTAGTATGTACTATTTGGTGTTCCAAATGAGTTATAAGGAACATTTGAATCACCAATAGAATGAGAATATAAAACACCGTATGAAGTTCCAGAAGTTCCAGTAAATGCAGTTGCATCAAGAACACCATCATTATCAATATTTATTGATGTTCCACCACCAGTTCCAGCATCATTCAATATTCTCCAATGCGCTTTGTCGCCAGTCATGAACCAGTTCATATTTCTTCTATCGGCAGACATACTGGTGTTCGCCAAAGACATTTCTGCACCAGCGCCAGAAACAACAAGTTTTCTATTTGGTGAGGTTGTGCCGATGCCTACAAGATTATTAGTCGAATCTACTTTTAGTGTATCAGTGTCAACTGTAAGGTCACCACCGACTGTTGCATTAGATTCTACTTGAAGAGTGTCACCAGATTCAATCTTGACTTTGTTTGCATCAATAGTTGCACTTGTATTTAATTCATTTTCATGTACACGAATAATATCACCAGCACCACCAGCACCTTCTCCAAGAAATTTTCCACCACCAAGACCAGATGCACTAACTCTTTTCAGTGCGGTTGCAGAATTGTCAAAAACAATAAGTGTATCACCAGATGCACTCTTATCAACATCTGTATTTGCAAGTGTTGTTGAATCACCTTGGATAGCACCGTTACCTATTTGTGTTAGTGTTGGCATTATTCTTTTCCTTTTAACATCTTTTGCAGTTCAGCGGTTGAACCGACAAACAATGCATTCGTTACATTCTTTGGTGCAGAGTTTGGAACTTCTTTGAGTTTCTTCATTTTCGTCTGAAGGTCACCAAGTTTTTCCGTTACGTCTGCAACATTCTTAATTAATTGACCAGCAACTTCATAAGACCGTGGATGTTCACTCTCTCTAGCAAGTTCAAGGATTCCATCAATTGCGTCTTGTCCTCTCTCCACTAACCTATAAAAGTTTTCTCTCTGATATTTATAGTCATTGTCTGTGTCCTCTGAATCAGATTGTGGGGGAACAACCTCAGGCAAGGTTACTTGAGATGGAGTTGTTTCCACAACATCTGTTATTCCCAACACATTATCTAAAACATCATCAGAGGTACGCATGACGAACCTATGCTGGTTTATCAGGCCACGTTACGTTACCAAGTGTAGTACCATCCCATGTTGGTTCTGCACCATCTGGTAAGTCACGAAGTGCTTGACGATAGTTAGTCTGTGCAGTTGTCATGGTGTGGTCTGAACCAGCCCACCAATCTGTTTCTGCGAGTTTTTCATTTCTCTGTCTACGAAGTTCTTTCATAGGTGCAGCGTTGTCTAACTCTGTCATCTTTGCAGATACAGCAGACCATGTAGTACCAAAATCAGAAGTGTTTGAAGATTCAATTGCAGTTCCGTCAGCAGTTGCGCCTGTGACTTTTTTGAACATTTCATTGAACTCGTCTTCTGTTGTTGGTTCTCCACGCAATACCCATTCAGTAATTCCAAGAGCAGAGAGTGCTTCTCCGACTGTTGCCATTTTATTTTCTCCTGTTTAAATTCTTTCTTCTATTTATCCGATTAGATAACCACCAAAACTACTGTAATTACCTGTACCGGCGCCTATCACTGGAACATTTCCAGTTGCCATTTCATATCCAGCAGAAACGCCATCACCAGCAGTAAGAGGAATTGCAATAGAATAGTAGTGTCTATCATACACATTACTGGAAGTTTGTTTATTTCCCCAACCACCTACCCAACGAGTGGTCAAGGAGTTGGTGTTGCCTGACCAATAATGAATCTCTGCACTCATATAAGAATATGTATTAGCATTGGTATTCATTGCCATATTTGCCCAGAAATGATATAAGCCTGTTACAGGAGCAACAAATCTTCCAGTAGAAGTACTATAGTGACTGCCATAATTATAATTAACAGATGCATAGATTAAAGTACTTTCATTTGTCACATTTCTCTGACCAACTGTAGTGTTAAAATTGGCAGATGGATATGCAAGGAACGCTGGCAAATTTCCACCAGTTCCTTTTAACATCCTGCCCGCAGTGTCAATAGTCACTGCATTAGTTCCACCAGTGTGTGCGATATTTTGTACTTTTAATGTTGATGCCATATCCTATTCCTTACTGTGCGATTTCC